GAGACCCAGATGGTGTTACTAGACATGGAGTCATGCGATTCCGAGCAATAATATTAGGAACAAACTAATTTTAGGAGAAAAAAATGGCAGCACAAAAAGGTAAAGATATATTAATGAAAATTAATACCACTGGTAGCACTTTTGTTACTGTTGGTGGTCTTAGGTCTACATCAATAACATTGAATGATGAATCAGTAGATATAACTAATAAAGATAGTCTCGGTACTAGAACTTTATTGGCAGGAGCAGGAGTAAACAGTGTTTCAATAAGTGGTTCAGGAGTCTTCACAGATTCAGTAACTGAAGTGCTTGTAAGAACAAGTTATGCAGCTCAACAAAATTCATCTGATGGTTCTTCAGCACAAACACCAGCATTTAAAAACTTTCAATTTTTAGTAACTGATTTAGGTACTTATACAGGTTCTTTTCAGATAACAAGTATTGAATATGCAGGTGAGTATAATGGTGAAGCAACATATTCAATGTCTTTTGAATCAGCAGGTTATATAGTATTCGCAGCAGCGTAATATGAAAGAAGTAAAGATTAAGTACAATAAAGGTCTAATTGATGGATTATTGTATAAAAATTCTTTAACAATACCTGCCGATGTAAAAATTGGCGAAACTCTAAATATTGATGGTGTTGATACAAAAGTATTATCATCACAAGTAAATTTAAGAGATAATATACAAACAATAAATCTTGCAATCGCAAGTAAACCAAAGGAGATAAAGTCAGATGGCGAATCCACTAAAGGGTGAAATACCTCTTACACTAGGTAAAGAAACTTATAAATGCAGACTTACAATAGATGCATTAGTAAGAATAGAAGATGAACTTGATAAGGGCATTTTAGAGTTAGCTACTGCCATTGCTGAAGCTAAAGTGCGTATCAGAACTCTCATAGTTGTTTTAAAACATGCCCTTAGAGGTGGTGGCAACGACTTTGACGATAAAAAAATTGGCTCAATTATCCAAGATGTTGGCATAGTTGTTGCATCAACCGAAGTAGCTAAACTCTTAGCTTCTACATTAACCGACCACGACTCAGATGAGGAAGTAGATAAAAAAAAAGCGGAAGCGTGAACACTCAACCAATACAATGGTCTGACTTCTATAAGATTTGTGTTGGTATGATGAATATGCGACCTGACGATTTTTGGAACATATCCCCTCGTGAAATGTATTTAGCATTAAAGGGCTTTAAACAATTTAATGGTTCTACAGAAGAAGAAGAACCTATGACTAAAGATAGGTTAGAGGAAATGATGGAGTTATATCCTGATGGCTAGTGGAAAGACAGTAGACCAATTAATTATTGAGATTAAGGCTGACACTCGTCAGCTTAAAAAAGAATTAAATAAAATAGAAGGCAAGATTAAGACCACTGGTGTTGCAGGTGGTGCTGCTTTTGGTATGGGTGCAGCAGGTATAGGTGGTAAATTAAAAGCATTAGCAGGTCCTTTAGCTATAGGTGCAGTAATATTAGGTATGGGTAAAATGACATCTGTTATAGCAGGTGTGGGTTCACAATTTGAAGATTTAAAAGATTCACTTGATACTGTTTTTGGTAGCATGGAAGCAGGTGACGCTGCCATGCAAAAGGTTTTTGAGTTTGCACAAACCACTCCATTTCAAATAGAAACAGCAACTAAGGCTTTTATTGCTCTGCAATCAGCAGGTGTTGAACCTACAAATAGAATGATGCAGGTATTTGCTGATACAGCATCAACATCAACAGACCAACTAGGTGTATTTGAAGCACTAGTAAGAACAGTACAGAGGTCAGCTTCAGGCGGTCTAGGTCTTGAAGAATTAAACATGATTATGGATAGAGGTATTGATGTACTTGGTATTCTTAATAGTGAACTTGGCTTAACAAAAGATTCAATAGCAACTTTTGGTAAAACAGCAGAAGGAGCAAAACTTATAACTGATGCCTTAATAAATGGTTTAGAAAGAAAGTTTGGTGGTGCTATGGAGTCCAAAATGGACAACCTATCTACAGTTACTTCCAATATGACTATTGCATTTAAACAACTTGGTGATGAAATTTTTAAAAGCGGATTAGGTAGTTTCCTAAAAGATATGGCTACTAGACTCACTAATATGGCTAATGCTATTTCTAAAAGTATAGCTGTGGCAGGTGGCAGAGCAACATCAGTAGAATTTGTACAACCTGAATTTCATGCAAATAAAGATGAAATGCTAAGAAATACTCAAATAGCAGAAGAAAAAAACCTTAATTTAATTTTAGAAAGACGAAACGAGCTTTATGCTAACAGTATTAGTAAAAACAAAATTTTAGATGGAATAGCTGCAAGAGGTACAAAACAAAGGGAAAAATTTGTAAAGGGTGAAGCAAGACATCAACAGACATATTTTGACGATACAACTGCTGCAATAAAAAGAAATAATGATGAATTAGAAATATTAGCAGTCAAAGAACAGAAAATAATTGACATACAAAGAAAAAGAAAATTAGCATCTAAAGAATTAACTGAACAGGAAATAGCAGCACTAGACCATCAAGGTGCATTAATGAATGTAACAACCATGTTAGCTAACGAATTTAAAAAGATGGAAGGCAACACAAAAGACCTAGAATTTGCATTAACTAATTGGAATGAAATAATGGCTATTGAGATAAATGGCAAGACTTTACCTGAATTATTTGGTGGTGTTGAAAATGTTAAAAGACTATTTGGAGAAATGACTTCTAAAACAGAAGATGTAGCAAAAACATTTGGAGAAGCATTAGCACCTGCAATACAGAGTATTTCACTATCGTTTACTAATCAGTTTGTTGATGCGTTATTAGAAGGTCGGAATGCTTTAGATAGTTTTAAAAACTTTGCTCAAAATATTGTAAGTCAAATAATATCCATATTCTTACAAATGACAGTTGTTAATAAAATTTTAAATGCTATTTTTCATTCTAGTGGAATGGGATTAGGTGGTGATGATTTTAAATTGCTACCCACAAGAGCAGGTGGTGGAACAATACAAGGTGGTAGAGCAACTTTAGTTGGTGAAAGAGGTCCTGAAATATTTGTACCTAATACTGGTGGCACTATTATGAATAACATGAACAGCAAAAACGCTATGAGTGGTGGTTCACCTATAAATATTTATCAAAATGTAAACTTTGCCACAGGCGTAGTATCAACTGTTAGAGCAGAGGTAACAAAAATGATGCCACAGATAGCTGATGTAACTAAAGCAGCAGTTCAAGAATCAGCAATGCGTGGTGGTAACTTCAGAAGGAGTCTAGTAGGTGGCTAAGATAGTAACAATGCCAAGTAGCCCTAATTTTATTAGGAGTAACTTTGTTTTAAGAAGAACAGTTGGTAGCGTGGCTTCACCATATACAGGTAAGCTGAGAACACAAGAATATGATGGTGTTTACTGGGAAGCTACAGTTAATCTACCACCAATGCGTAGAGATGTTGCTAAAAACTGGCAGTCATTCTTGTTAGAGCTTAATGGTCCTGTAAATCATTTTAAATTTGCAGACCCTGATGCTTTACTTAATCAAGGTACATATAATGCCAATGACCTCAAGGCAAAAGATAGAATTAATCAAGGAAGCATAGAGTTAGACTTCTCATCTACAACACAAACAATAACAGCACCATCTAATTCAACACCATTTGCTAATGCAGTTGTTGGAGACTTTATAGTAGTTACAGGTTCAGCTAATCCTGAAAACAATGGTACACATAAAATAACTACTAAAACTAATTCATATACAGTAGTCGTGGAATCTGAATCAGGTGGTTTAGTAACAGAAGCAGATAAAACAGGATGCACAATCAAATCTAATCAAAAGGGTGCTACAGGAATAAATTTATCAGCAAGTTCTAACAGTGCTACAGGTACTATAAAAAAAGGCGATTATTTACAAATAACATCAAGTTCAACAGCAGGTTCTAATCCAGTTCAATATGTAATGGTTACAGATGATGCAACACTAAATGTCATAGGTGGTGAAGATACTTATGGGGTTAAGATACAACCGAAACTAAGAACTGCTATTACACAAAATCATTTAGTAAGATTTGCAACTCCAAAAGGATTGTTTAGATTGACAACAAAAGATGTTGACTGGGATGCTGATAATATCTCTAACTATGGAATGTCTTTCTCTTGTATTGAGGTAGTTTAAATGTCAAATAGAGGTGGAATAGATAGTTCTATTACTAGCTACCTTGAAGCCGACCATCAAGTATTATTCTTAGCAGTCAAAGCTGAATTTGACACAGAAACCATAAGATTATGGTCAGGTGATTATGACCTTACAATAGATGGTGGCACATATACTGGTGTTGGTACTTTATTGTCTGTATCTAATATAGAAGACACCCTAGAATTGAAATCTAGTGGTTTGTCTGTTGCTTTAGCAGGTATGGATGCAACAGTATTAGATTTAGCACTCACAGAAAATTATCAAAATAGATTTATAACTGTTTACTTAGGATATCTTTCAGGTGGCACAGACACTACTGTAGGCACTATGACTTTATTTAAAGGTCGTATGCAATCAATGGTAATAAATGATGACCCTAATGGCTCTACCATTACTGTAGATGCTGAAAATAGATTAATAGATTTACAAAGACCATCAAACCTAAGATATACCAAAGAATCACAGCAATACATAAGTGCAGGTGATACCTGTTTTGATAGAGTTCAATCTTTACAGGATAAAGAGATTATATGGGGTCGTTCATCAAGTAACACAGGTGCAGGTACAGGTGGTGGTGGTGGTGGTGTTAGAGATGATGGCAAAAATGTTGTTGTTCAGGAAGAAAGATAGTGCTAATAAAAAAAACAAATTGGAACATTTTGCTTGATGAATTTATAGCAAAAAATAGATTCAAAGGTTTTGCATGGGGTTCTTGGGATTGCTGTAAATTTGCTAATGCTTGTATTAAGGCTATGACTGGTAAAGATTTAATACCTAAAGAATTGAAATGGAAAACAAAAGCAGAAGCTATGCTATCAATCAAAGAATATGGAAAAACACTATCTAAAAGCATAGCTAAAGCCTGTAAAGAGAAAGGTGTAATGCAAGTTGATGAAGCATTTATGCAGAAAGGCGATTTAGTTGTTTATAAAGAAGAATCAGAGTTAGTAGGTATATCAGATGGCTTTAAAGTATTAACACCATCAGATGACATGATAGTTGCTAAACAAAATGTAAACATCATTTCTGTATGGAGAGTTTCTAATGGCTAAAGCACTTAAATCAGCAGCTAAAGTTTTTGTAGTTACATTAGGTGTTGTTTATGGAATTGCAGCATTAGGTGTAGCATTTGGTGTTGGAACTGCTGGTGCGTTATTTGGTGTTACAGCAATTGAAATGGCAGTTTTGTCTGCTGTAGGAACACTAGTCAGTGGATTAATGTCTAAAGGTATAAATGCTACTTCTGAAAACTTTGGTTCTAAAGTAGCAACAAGGACTGCTACAGCACCAAGACAAATAATATATGGTAAAGCTAGAGTTGGTGGAACAATCACCCACATAGAGACACAGGGAGTTGATAACTATAAATTATCAATGATAGTTGTTTTGGCAGGACATGAAGTTGAAAGTCTTGAAGATGTACTTATTAATGATGAGATTTTAACTACTGTTTCAAGTGGTGGATTCCAATATGCAACAAACAGTAAATTTGTAAATGCCGATAATGAAAACAAGTTTAGTGTGCAAAGTTCTTTGCTTAGATATGTTTTTGTAGATGGTTCTCAAACTACAGCTAACTCAACAATCGTAAATAACACATCTTTAACATCTTCAGACAAGTTTATTGGCATGTCTTATATGTTGATAGAAATGGTAGTGGATTCTGAAGCATTTGGTGGTGGTATTCCACCTATGGCTTTTGTTGTAAAAGGTAAAAAAGTTTATGACCCTAGAACATCATCTACTGCATGGTCTGATAACCCTGCTCTTTGTGTAAGGGATTATATAACTGACACTACTTATGGATTAAAAGCCACATCTAGCGAAGTCTTAGACACAACTGCTTTAGGTGGTTTTGCATCAGCAGCTAATACTTGTGATAGTGGTAACACTATCGGTACAGCTACAGTCAATGGTGCTATATCAAGTTCAACAATAGTTACAGTAGATACATCATCAACATTAACACTGATAGATGTTGGTCAAACAGTTACAGGAACAGGTATATCAGGAACAGTTAAGGTGGTAAGAAGAAGAGGTTTATTAATAACTCTTTCATCTGCACAAACTATTGCTGATGGAGTGACCTTAACATTTACAGAAGAACTCTATACAGCAAATGGTATAACAAATATGTCTGCATCAGGTAATGGTGTTATAGAAGGATTACTAAGTTCTTGTGCAGGTAAATTATCATATATAGATGGTAAGTTTGTAATGTTTGCAGGTGCTTCTGTTTCGCCTGATATGACAATCACAGATGACAATTTATTAGCACCCATCTCTATAGCTACTAAGCAAACTAGTGGAGAGTCCTTCAATACAGTTAAAGCTGTTTATGTAGATGCTAATAATAATTATGTAGCTACTGATTCACCTGTTTATACAGATAGCACCTTTTTAAGCAATGACACTCCAACAGGAGAATCTTCAGCTAATTATAGAAAATCTTTAGAAATACAGTTGCCATTTACCGATACAACCACAATGGCACAAAGGTTACAAAGAACAGCTTTATTACACACAAGAAAAGAAGTCAGTCTTTCAGTTCTTTGCAATATTGCTTATATGCAACTACAACCATTTGACTGGGTTTACCTTACAAATGAAAGATTAGGATTTACAAATAAAACATTTGAAGTTTTAAGCACAAATTTAGAAGTTATAGAATCAGATGATGTTCCAGTTCTTGCTACAAGACTTGCCCTTAAAGAGATTGATTCTTCTGTGTACGCATTTGCTTCAAGTAGTTATACCAGTCCCATAGACGAAGGCACAAACGTCTCTACAGGTAGTTTTGCTGTAACTGCACCTACTAATTTTGCAGTGGCTAATCCTGTAGTAGTAGTTGAACAAGCTACTACAAATGTGAGTGTAAACACAACATGGACTAATAACCCTGATGATTTAATACAAGGTACTGAAATTAAGTATGGAACATCAAGTGGAACATATACAGAGAGTCAGATTGTTGGAAAAGGTGTAACAAGTTTAAATATAACTAATTTACTACAAAACCAAACTTACTTTTTTGTAGCTAGGCATTTTTCAGCAAATAATGTATTTAGTGGTCTTACAAGCCAAGTCTCTAAAGCAACAGGAGCTTCTACTACCGCACCAAATGTTCCTACTAATTTAGATGCTAGTGATGGTAGTCCTTTATCAGTAAAAGTTTCATGGACTAATCCTAACAATTCTGATTTAAGCTCAGTTAAGATTTATGCTACTACTTCTAATTCAGCACCAACTAATGAAACAACACTTAAAGCAACTGTTACTGGTGAGCCAAATGCTATATCAACAATATCATTTGGTGAGCAAGATGGTTTAACAGCAGGAACTACATTTTACTTTTGGGCAAAAGCTGTTAATAAAACAGGTTTAACTTCAGCATTCACTAGTTCTAATAGTGGTAACTTTACTAAAGTTGAAGCACCTGATATTAACCTACCTGACTTCTCAGGATATTTTCATAAAGAAGGCAACACTACTACTGCATTAACATCATCTCAATTTAATACAGAATATGGCAGAACGCCTTTAAATGATGATATTTTAATCATGGTAAACACCAGTGCTAGTCCTAAAGTATCAAAGGCTTATAAATGGAATGGAAGTTCATTTGTAGAAATATCTAACTTTACTACTGGTGATTTAATAGTTGATGGAACTATTGCAGGTTCAAAAGTAATAGCAAGAACAATAGAAGCAGGAAATATTGCAACTGGTACTTTAACTGCTAATGAAATAGAAGCAGGAACAATTACTGCAACACAAATAGCAACAGATGCTATTACAGCAGTGAAAATTGATGTAGTTAATTTACAAGCTATATCATCAGACTTAGGTGCAATATCAGGTGGTAGCTTAAATATTGGTTCAGGTACTTTTATTGTGGCAAGTAATGGAGCATTAACTGCAACATCAGCCACTATTACAGGTGCAGTAACAGCAACAAGTGGTTCGTTTACTGGTTCTTTAACTTCTACATCAGGAACTATAGGTGGATTTACTTTAGGTAGCACATCTTTAGTTGCAGGTAGTGGAACATCAAGAGTTTCGTTAAGTACAGCAGATGGTATTCATTTAGGCAACAATACTTTCGGTTCAGCACCTTTCAGAGTAACAAGAGCAGGTGCTTTAACTGCAACTAACGCCACAATAACAGGTGCAATAACAGCTACTAGTGGTAGCTTTGCAGGTAGTTTAAGTAGTGCTTCAGGAACATTTACAGGTGCATTAAGTGGTGGAACTATATCTATAGGTTCTAGCAATAATATATTTAAAGCTGATTCTAATGGAATATATTTAGGTAATGCTTCATTTGGGTCAGCACCTTTTAAAGTTACACCAGCAGGTGTTATGAGTGCAACTGGTGCTTCTATATCAGGAAGTATTACTGCTACTTCCCTAAATGTTACAGGTGCTACAGTTACAGGAACTTTAGATGCTAGTGCGATAACCTTAAATGGTGAGCCATTAAATAATTTATTAGCATATTCTTCAGCAGGTTCAGGTTCATTAACCATTTTAGAAGTTGCCAATATAGATGGTGATTTTGTTGTAAATGGTAATTTTGAAGCAACAGGGTCACAACCAGATTTAGTTATTGGAAAGGTTTACAATGTATCTGTTGTTAATGATAGAACTATTCAAGCAGATGCAAGATTAGTAAGTCAAGGCG